ACTTCTATAAGGACTTAGAAACTTTTTCTTTTTTTGATATACATTTGTAATTTCCCACTCGTAGGAAGAAGTATTTTTCTGTATTAACATTGTCTGTCCAGTTAACAAAGATTGAATATCACTATTATGTAATTGTTCCAATGTTCCGCCAACATAACACGAAGTTAAATTAAATATATTTGTTTTTGGAATTCCCGCTACGGCATTATCTCCAAAAATATCAACTGAAAATCCCATTCTATTATTTTTTAATGTAAGAGATGTTCCATACGATTTAAAAACTTGACTAAATAGTGCATTTGGAACAGTCGTATATGGTGGGTTAATACATTTTTCAAAAATATAAACAGATCCTTGTTGATATTGAGTGGACCCATCAAACTCATAAAAAGATCTATCCAAATATTCCCCAATTATTACCGAGTTTCCATAAATAGATACTGCTTTACCAAACCCATTTGTTGTGTTCATTGTCGGAAGATGTGGCATATAATCCGAAAATGTCATTGGTTTTATAGTATAATCTGGTTTAAATATAAATGTTTGGGTCCATACATTATCAATGAGTTGATAATAATATGCCGCATTACTTACATCATTACCACATCCAATAACCATACTGGAACTATATGATCCCGTTGATTTATTTAATTTTAAACTATATCCAAACTCAGCCCCAACAATAGCATTTTCTGGATTTATTTTTTGATATAATGACCAACTATAATTGCTTCCAGTAGAAATGTTTCTATACATATAAACCATTCCATTTGAAGAACTTACGAATGGCGATCCTACCGCTATCCATTCGTTGTTAATAGATACTGATGTTCCAAAAGAACCAGTGATTGTGGTTGGTAATAAAATATCGGGATCTTCTATAGTATAAACATAGGCACTTGAACTATCATTAGTAAACTCAGTTAAATTTAAGTCATATATATCTATTGATGCTCCAGTTGTAACTATGGTTTTAGCATATGTTTGAACATATTGTGTATAATATGGAGATCCAACAACTAACATTTTATTATACATGTCTAATGAAAGACCATATCCATTATCTACTGATGCGGTATATAAATCTTTGTCAATTAATATTCCATCATTTGCATATGTTCCATTAATTTCGGTTTCCATTCCACCTAAGTTAATAGATTCTGTGGTAAGTAAAACATCAATATCTATTGGATGTTTATAAAAAGAACCTATATAATCGTGTTCATCAGTGGATTTATTATATCTAAAATAATCTACGGATCCAGTTCTATAAAGACTAGACGTTAAAACATCATATTTAGTTACAGAAGGGTTGGAAACAACTACATAATCACCATAAGTTGCGACTGCGTATCCAGAATTTTCGTGTTTTACATCAATATACATAAACAGGTTTCAAATGATAAATATTATGAAAAATAGTAGAACCCGTATGTGATTAGCATTAATTAGACCCATTGGTTAATGTTCTATTCCATTGGAATCTCCAAGATAATGATAATGTTTGAATATTGGTTTTGGTTTGGTCAAATAATAATGCATATGCATGTGAATTGTTTCCCGCAGAATTAATACCATATCCAAACCCAAAACTACGAATATCATTTCTATTTATTTGTGTTAAATCAAATGTTACGCTTTTATCACAATAATATGATCCGTTTCCTGGATATGATGCTCTAGTCATAGTTGCATTAGAACTATTGGGAGTCCTATCATATGATAAACCAAACGGAGCTAAAGATTTAGAATCTGGGGATATCCACGCATAACATACATATCCTTGACTACTTGGATCTAAAGTTGATCCATCATTATTATTAAATGAGGGATCTCCATTGGAACTAATTCCTTCCAAAGCAGTATCAATATATTGCAATGATTCTGTTGCATTTGTATTTGTTGATGGAGATACTGGCCAATTTGTAATAATTGGTTGAGTTACCCCACTTCTATAAACTGGAGTAGATGGTTCTACCGATACATTTAATTGATATGCGACTCTTAATCGTTGTCCAACATTTATTGCAACTGGATTAGTAAGTAAAATTCTACTAAAACAATATCCTGGAGTATAAAGAGTATAAGTTTTTCCAACTCCAATTTCAGTATAATTTTGTAAAGATGCCTCAACTCCAAAATCATATGTTCTAGTCATTTGAAATATATTTCCAACCCATTCTGACCCACAATATCCAGGTAACCAATATGATCCAGATGGTTGAGTCCAAGAACCTACTGCTCTGCCTCCCCCTGATGTTAGGGGGTTTTGTAGTCCTGATTGTGAAGTTTTCCAAATTGTAAACTGTTCACCAACTCCGATTGTTTGAGATTGATCCACTACACATGTCATATCAGATACGCTGATAACATTCGTTTGAATACTACTTGTTGCATATACAATGACATCCCCCGCTGAGACTCCCGATATATATCCTCCAGCAGACTGTGTAAAATGTTGTAATGATCCTAATGGATTAAGCGTTATTGTAGTTCCTGTTTGAGTAATGGTGGAGGCATTACTAAAAATACTGTTTTGGCGAGTTCCATTTCCAGCAAATGCATATAACATACATCCTTCATATGCAACACTTGCAATCATATCCATTCCATTATTAAGAACCAAGTTTTTTTGCCAGTTTGGTTGTTCCCAAACAACATCCCCAACTTCGTTTATAACTGAAAGTTTATAAAATCCCTCTACGGTTTGGCTTATGCCATTTTTTTTATTACTCATATATTATTTTCCAAATTTAGTTATTTTATAAATATTGTTACGAACATATACCCGTTAAAAATGTTACACTTGACGTAGTTTGATATAAATCACTTCCATTTTTTGGGAATGCTATTAAGTTATATGATCCATTTAAAAACGATACACTTGATGTTGCTTGATATAAATCATTTCCCCCAACAATATGTATCAAATTAGATATTGATCCATTTAAAAACGATACACTAGATGTTTGATATAAATCATTTTCATTAATAATATTTATTAAATTAGATATTGATCCACTTAAAAAGTTAGTATTTATTGATGAATTTTCCAATCCATTCTCAGTGAACACCCCCATCATAGTTTCCCCTGAATTAAATGATGTATTTAAGTTGGAATTATCTCCGAAATAAGTGTTTGCAATACTTCCATATAAAAACGAAGAATTCATAGAAGAATTTTCACTTGAAAATGTCGTAATAAACTCTTTAAATGTTGGACATTCATATGAAGCATCGGATCCAGTTATAATGGTGTTTCCAAATGCTCTTACTTCTTGTACTTTAGAAAATAAATTATTTCCTGCTATTAAATTTCCAAATTTATCATCATAAATATTAACGTTATCATCAAATGTAGCATCGTAAAATTCAATACTTCCTTCAACTAATTTATCTCCAAACATTCTTTGGGGAATTGTAATTAGTCTAAATTCTTCTGCTAAATATCTGTTGGTTTTATTAAGTGGAAAATCTATATTCTCCATTCCAAATATTTGCAATGGGTTTTGATATTTATTATAGAATGCTTTATCTATCTGAGTATATAAAAGATGTTTATAAGTTCCAGTATAATTTTGTGAATCATTTGAATTAAATGTTCCACTTCCACTTATACCTTCTTCAAACAAAGCAACATCTTTAGATTGTTGTTCAAATGCTAAATTACATTCTCTGTTTAATAATGGACTACCCCCATTGTAATCTACATAATCCATTGCAAACGCAGTATCTGGAATATTGGAACCCGCAACCATAGGTTCCAATAAAAGTACATCTTCATTTTGTATGTTAAACAACTCCCAAGATTTCATCGTGTTAAACGGTGAAATTATTATATTATTTTTTGAAAGTTGTTTAATCATATATTTAAATTTACTCTATTTAAATAAATTAAAAATCCAATTTTATTTTTATTAATAATTCACTCGAAAAATCTTTAATTGCTGGACGACTTAATTTTGCTACTGCTACTAATTCATTACTATCATTGTATAATCCAACTGTAGTAATATATGTTTTTGGATCATTAACAAAATCCGAATTAAAAATGGTTCCTTTTGGATGAATTCCATCGGTTCCATCATATACATAAGTTGGATTATTACTGTAGTTAAAATCTCGATTCATTACTCTTACAAAATAATGTCTTGATGGAACATATTCACTTTTACGAACAGACATATTTGTATTGCATAATTTTATAGATTCAAATAATGTTTTATGATTGTAAGTATATTCAGTTCCATTAGTTCCTGGAGTATATGGCCATGTTCCATTGATTGATGGAAATCCGCTTCCAACTCCATTCGTTCCGTTTATACCAAGTATATTAGCCAACACTGATGCATTTAAAATAACAATTCCATTAGATGGATATATTAATCCAATTCCACCGTATGTTGCATTAGATGGAAGATTAGTCAAACTTCCAGTAATTATTTGATAAACTGCTTGAGTTTGTGTAATATATCTAGAATCATCTATAAATGTAAATTGTCCATTAGATCCACTAAATGATATTTGAAATAATCCTTCGTCTATTTTATCTTTCATTTTGTATGCTGAAAAATCAATTACCCAAATATCATCTGCATTTATAGTTACACTTGAACTTTTCATTGAAAATTTTCCATCCAAGTCAGAACTTCCAAGTAACATATTTTTATATTGTGTATAAATAGTCTTTGCTGGAGATGTTTTAATACTGGAAATTTCTGTAGAAAATGATCCACTACCAATATCTCCCCCAACATGTCCATACGCTATTGAAAAATATGGATCTGAATTATTTAAATAATCCAATGATGGATATACATTTAAATAATACATAGTATGTCTGACATCATATACAGATGTTCCATACGATGGTGATGGAGTTCCAGATCCAGTCAATGACCAAAAATCATCGGCAAGTCCTTGTTGAGATAATGTCATTTCTCCACTTGGCCAAAATCCACTTGCAACACGGGTAGTGCGACCTGCAACAATATCTTTATTAGGATCAAATTGATTAAATATCATATATCTTTATTACGCTAAGGTTGTTGGAACTGTAACGGTCACTTCTATGGAAATACTTCCACCAGATTCATTTCCAATAATTGTTAAATTTGTCGTTGTTGTTTTTCCAAGACTACTATTAGGAACAAATCTAAATGTATTTCCGACAACAACTTGAGCACTTGTTGTATTAATATCTCCAGCAAATGTTGGAATAGTATTTGATACCGAATTAATAGAGTTAGATTGTTGAACTATAAGAGTCCCAACATTCTTATTACCAAGTATTGCGGTATATCCTGCCTGTAAATTATATGCGGGATTTGTTGATGGATTAACAATAATATCTCCTGTATAGTCTTTTGGAACAAGAATTTTATCTTGAGCAATAGTAATCACTGGAATTGCAGTTACTCCCTGATTTAAAGTCACAAGTTTATATTTCATTATTTGTGTCTCATCAGTTAGTGGTTCAAATATAGGTGTATTTCTTAATGCAATATCAAAAAATGCACTTCCATTTGGATGATTTGAATCATAAAGTGTGTAATCTATTTCATCATCTGCCAAAGCAAATGATGTAATATTTAAATTACCTCCTTTTGCCAATAGTTCTCTGCCACGTTTTGTAAAAACTGCATCTACGGTGATACTTAAATTGTCTATATATGCCATATTATGTTCCTAATGTTATGAAATGTGCTCTTATCTATAAGTATAGATGAATAATCCTTTTTATTGGTTTATTACGTTATTCGTTTGAACAAGATTGACATTTCCAACTTGTGTTGGTTCAACTGGTAAACTTCCATCTTCCAATCCATCTCTACCAATAGTAGAGTATTTATTTTGTTTATTTCTTGTATAAATTCCATTTATTATAGTTTTATTAACTAAGTTATAAGTTTTCTCTGAAAATAATGAAAATAAATCTCTTTTATGTGTAAAATGATTTCTAGGATAACCATTAACAATTTCAAAATATTCTCCAGTATCTTTATAAATAGGGGTTTTCATTAACTCATTTTTCCATTCCTGAGATGCAGGAGCATCATATTTTGATGGTGCATATCCATATATTGGTCTGGATGCAACGATACTTGCTTCTGGGTTATATCTCCATATATAATTATTAACAATTGCATTAGGACTATTTTTAAATGTATTTTTTCTATGATACCACAAATTTCCTGGAGCATTATCAACATCTAATGACGGGGTTCCATCTATAGTATCTGAAGTATAGACCATTGAATTAAACCATTCTTGACTAACTATTACATAATCATACAAATAAATAGATGATGATAAAAATGTATTATCCTTTGGATTTTCGGTATGAGCATATGGACCACTTTTAACATAAATAGTATGTTTTTTCCATCGTTTAAGAAGAAATTTTTCCATTCCCAAGATGGAATGATATTCTCTCGTCATATCAAAAAATATTTCTCCGCTCATATAAATTAATGATTATCCTTTGGAAAGTGCCCGAATGAATACATATCAGATAAACTACCAATACAGTTTCCACCATAATTAGTTGGATAATTCCTATTTACATTATTTATATATGATAAATTAATATTAACGGATTTTCCAAAATCTACTGATGATGTAACAACAACAATTTTCGTATTTGTATCTCTAAAATAATGTGAAGCAGTCACATCAAAATAATATGCGGACCCCGAATTCAATTCTCCAAAAATTTCTTTCGATTGATATTTTGGACGTTCAAGTATAGTTGGTTCAATTAACACTCCAGTTAAAATATTAGTTCTGGAAGGAATGACATTTTTAATAGCATCGAATATTGAACGATTAAAATATAATTTATATAAAATAGAAAGTTCATTAAATAATGTTTTACTTCCACTAAATTGAGTTCTTGCCAAGTTAAACTCATTTCTATAAAACCTAAGCGAATCATAACTGGATGAAAACTGATTTGAAGGATCTCCAATAGTCTCCATAAAATTGAAATCTCCAAAATATCTTATAATATTACGATTTTTAAAATCTTGTGGATCTACAAATAATCCCACTTGGTTGGAATCGGGTGATATTTGTTTTGATATGGTGTTTGTGGATCTTTCTTTGTCATCCAGTCTAGTTTCTACAGATTGAACTACGTGTTTAACTTTTTCATTTCTAAACTTATTAGGACCATATTTTGAAATTGCCCATGTACTTGGATAATCTATAACTTTAAATTGATAAGGATATGTGGATTGTGATACATATTGACATGATGCCGAATCATAAACTAATGTTTGTGATCCACTCCATGCCATAGAATTAACCATATAATCAACATTATCTCCGATTTTTTGATACGATCCTGTAGCATAATATGGATTTGCATTTTGCCATACTTTGTTTTGTTGATTAAATGGATAATCCGTATGCATACGGAATAATAGTGATTTATGTGGAATTATAGAACCACTAAAACTATATGAATTTATATTATTAACATAATCTGTAAAATTTCCATCGGAAAGAGTATCATTCCATATTTGAAATTTATCAAATGTTCCAGTATAACCTTGTTCATTATAGGTTGAAAACCAACCAATTAGATTTATTATACCACCAGATCCAAATTTTATAATGGATTCGGTATCATAACAAATATTACTAGATTTTAATTTAAGAATTTCATTTCCAAATTCATTTCTTTGAACATATAAATCATATTTAGTTGGAACGGAATCTATATTTGTTGTATATTCAAACTGTTCATCTGGAGAATTTTTTCTTAACATTACACTATAAATGTTTCCATCAAACATTGGAAACTCGGGACTATACATTTTAAATGTCTCATATCCCGAATATCCTATTCTAAAAAACAACTTCCCAGTGTTTAACTTTGGTTCACGTATAAATCCAACTGCCCATTTCCCAGATCCACTGACACTATTAGATGCCCCATCAGGAGTTCCAAATAGTATTTGTTCTTTTCCATAAGTGTATGGTTTAGAACTATCAATAGAAAATTTAAACAAAAATGATTTTGAACCAGTTGGATTCTGTAAATAATATGTATCGTTTATAGATGACGTATCCCACTGACGCATATATACTCTTTCATATGTAGTATATTCCGCAGAATCATCTGTATAATTAACTCCACCATATTCTCTAATATTAAGAAGAGAAGATGGAATTCCATAACACGCCAATATTAATCTAACTGCTTCTTCAGTACCTTTTGTTTTATAAATTTGAGGAAGATTTATTAAAATTCGGTTTCTAATAGTTTTTAATCTATTTTCCGAAGACATACTATTTAATCCATCCATTTGATTAGATGTTAAATAATTATTAATCAGATTAGATTGTTCCATGGAATCGTCCAAATTCCATCCAAAAGTTTCCAACATATAATCTACTATTCTTCTAGTAAATTCTTCCGTAGCATTATAACCAACTCTTCTTTCAGAAGGAATATTAGAAATGTAGATATATATTTCATCAAAAAAATGACCAATCATTGATAAAAATATAATATAATCATCATTATTAGAATCGGTTAATACATGTTCAGGACAATTTTTAACCATACTATCACGATTATTTTTATCATAGAAACTCGCTGAAGAATCCATTTCAGCAACATAACTTGCACTTAGAAACTCGCCATTGGAATATTTGTAATTATTACTATTATAAAGATATGATTCGTAACCATCAAACGAATTTATAACTTCATTTAATTGGGTTTGAATGGATGTATATTCTTGGGTATAAAATGGATATTTATATCCAGACGATGATAGTTGTAAAATATTTTTATTATTGAGAACATCTAACGAAGAATTCAATCCCGAAATGCTTATTATTTTATTTTTAAAAATTTTTAATCTAAGTTCTGCGGATGAAAACACTACGAAATTATTAAAATTCGTATAATCTACAGATAATTCATTTATATTTTTACTTACTATTAAATCTCTATCTGTTGAATCATTATTTTTTAAATCATCTGAAGAATACGATGAATTAACATTGGTTACACTAATGTTTGATATTGGTACCGAAAAGTTTGGAGGACCAATTTTATGTGTAATAGTTTCAATCGAATTTTTAAAAATAGCACTAATTGCATATGGAGTAAAAGAAACATTGGAAACCCAACATCTACTTTGTGCCATTATATCATTTGGTAATTCAGATTTAAGTTTAAGTAATAATGTTAATGAGTCTGACGGTGTTAATCTTTCATCCATCATACCAACACTAACAATCGGAAATAAATTATTACTTCCTAAATTTAATGAATTTCTTAATGATCCAAAATATTTCTCATTATACGTGGAAGAAAGTGTATTGGAAATTGGATTATAAAAATATTTTATAAAAAAATCATATACAAAACTTTTAGCATCAACATATTGCTGTGATGGAGTTGGTCCAATAGGACGGAATTTTCTTTCTATGGATGCAGATGTATATGTTTCAAAATGATTATTTATATCAGAAAAATTAGTAATAATGTTAGAATTTAATAGTAGATAATTATTAAAATATGATTTTATACCTTGAATTCTAATTGTACTTCCAGTAATATATTGAGAATTAACAGAATTTAATTTCAATGGAGTTGCTGAATATATAAAAGTATCTTCGTATATATTCTTCAAAAAATTAACAAATTCCCCATCGGTATTTAAGAAAAATAACGATTTGATGGTGTTAATTTGTGATGTGTATAAATAATTTACTTTATTATATATTTGTTCGTATGGACAATTTTTTAAAGTTTGTAAGTATAATGAAGATACATCACTCAATAATATATTTTTTTTACAAAAAGCTTCGTATGATGGAGTTGAAGAATTCAGAGGAACCAGTTTCAATTCTTTTCTTGATGGAGAAATTTCTTTTATAACAAGAGGATTATCCATCGTGCCTGCCATTTCACGAGTAAAATTATATGTTACGAAATAACTTCCCTCTAAAATTCCAAACGAAGATGATATTTGATTAGTTGGGTTAACCAAAATTTCATTATTTTTATACATTATGAAATCTTGATTAAACTCGGAATATGTATATTCAGTCGATGAGTTTAATGCATTATTGTATGACAGTGTAACTGCGTTATAACTTTGAGATTGGTTTAATGTAGTCCAACCAAGTAATTTTTCATTTCTATCCCATACTCCCAATTCAATAACATCATGTGAAGACGCACCATACCATAAATCGGATGTATAACCATTAACAAAAAGTGATACTTCAGTTTGATTTAAATATGATCCAGTAACCAATCCATCGGGATTGCTTCCTGTAAATTGATATGCTATAAACTCCATATTATGATGTTGGTTTCTTTATTGCGGTGTAAGGAAATGTTAAAGAAAAATCTGTATCAACTCTTCCTTGCCCGATTGCTTTACGAAGTTCTAATATTACTTGTTTCGTTGCCATAGAATCTGCTATAGAACTACTGCTTTCATTTTGTGAAATAAGATAATCCAGTTGATTTTTTAAAGTTGTGTTTTCTTGTTGAACTATATCTAATTCTTGTTGTAAATTGTCAACATTTATTGTGGTATCAACAGACCCCGAGTTTGGAATGAATTCGGTAAATTCTGGATTAAAAAATGAGTTTAATTTTGAATCATTATATACAAGATTAGATAATGGAAACGCAATATATACTTGTGAAAAATCCACAGAAGAACTGTTAAAAATAAGATTCCCCACTACATCAAATTTATATGTGTAGGTTCCATATTTTTTAAAATTCTGAATATCTTGCGAAAAATCAGCCATATTATCTTGTTATTTTAAATGTTTTTCCAGTGTCTATAGTATAAGTAGATGTGTCATCGCCAGTTCTGATGATAACTCTATAATATCTTTCTTGTGGTAATCCTGTCGTATCTAATATAAAATAGTTCCCGTTTGGATAATTACACGAGATTTGAGTATAATTATCAAAATTCATAACCATTTCATTGGTTTGATTATCTTTTATAGCATAATATGATTGAGAAGGTAAAACTTCTGGAATCATATATTGTTCTTGTTGTGTTGATCTCCCAAAATATTTAAGTGGGAATTTTTTACGACCAAACAAATCTATTTTTACAATATCACCCGATTTATATTGTGGTTGTAAATTTTGAACATTTATTGTAAATGGTTTGTGTATATCTAATGGTGAAAGATAACTAGATGTTATAACTACACTACTTGTATAAGTATAACTAGATGTGTAAACACTTCCCGTAAGTTGTAGATATAAATGTCCCCCAAGTAAACTTCCATTAATAAATTGCCCATCAAAACTTGCACTATTATAACCTCCAATAGAATACGATCCCAATGCGGTTCCATTTATATATGGTCCAGTTATATAAGCATATGCATTTGGATCTATTCCAGAAGAAGAAATAGGAATAGTTACATTGGATGCGAATAAAGCGGTCGGAGTCCAAGTTCCAACTAATTGTGCATTTTCAAAAGAATAATCTACATAATATGAGGTGAATGAACTTCCACTAAATGGTCCATCAATAAAAATTGCTTTGGCTAGAGATGCACTAAATACATTTCCACATGGAGCATTAACTAAAGATTGTGAAATAGTTATAATTCCCCTTGCATTTCCAAATACAGGAACTCCAACAATATTACCAGTCAATCCCATTCCATTTATAAATCCACTAAATGCGTAATAAGTGGAATCTAAGTAATATCCAGACCCATTTCCATTTAAGTAGATTAACGAACTTGTTAATTGTCCAGTATATAATCCAGTTTGGGTTATACTAGTCATACTTCCAGAAACATATCCATCAATATTATTTCCAGATATGTTTCCATACGTAATGAGTGAAACACCATCTATAGATCCACTAAAATAATCCACACTAAATTCAATATTACTTCCAATAATAGTTCCGTCAACATATGATGCTGTTCCACTGAATGATCCAGTAAAACTTCCAGTAAACTTTAAAATAGGATCACTTCCAAAATCTGGAACAAATATCATTCTTATATCAGTATTTGGTAAAAATCCACCATGAAAAGGATCTAATTGCCACGCAGTTTGCCAACTATCGTAGTGATATCCGTTATTAGCATACCAAGTATCATTAGCAGAAACATTGCTTGGTGCAATATAATTAAAAATTTGATTATTTGCAGTAATATAATTTGAACCTAATGTAATCGCCGCACTTGCTGAAAAACTTCCACTTATACCTTGGTTAATATAAAATGAAGACCCTGGACTAATTGATGCGGAAATTCTAGGAGGAATGGTTGTAATTTGAACACTACTAGTAAATCCACTACCAGTTCTATATGTTATATCCGACCAAGCAACATCCAGATATGGAGAATAAATCGTGTTTGTATCACGACTAAAATATTTTAATACAAATCCAGAACCAGTAGATGCAAGTTCATCTGATTGAATAAGAAGTATGCCTTCATTTGGAATATTCCCATTTATCCAAGAATTTACAATTGGAGTTACATCCATTGATATATCATCAGATTTATATGAGAAACTTTGAGAACAGTAGCTAGTTGTGTACCACGTTCCACCGCCATATGAAAATGATGATGAAACTAATGATGGATTATTAATAAAATCTATAGATGGTCTTGGTGTTGTTGAAGATGTGGTGTACCAAGGAGATTCTAAATTAGCATCTCTATATCTCCAACTGACACCTACATCAGATCCATTATCAGATAAGTATCCATCACCCATATTCCAACTTTGACTAATTGGTAATGCATATATTTTATAAGTTATTGGAAGATTAAACTCATTACAAACTTTTAAATTTAGTATAAATTTTGGATTAACTATATCACCATTTACAATAGAGTTTGAAATTTCAGTTAAATCAAATGATAATAAAGACCTATCGACATACTTTGTATCTGTAGTAATCCAATTAGGATCATTAAATACTGCTACTCCATTCGCTGTTCCAGTAAAACAAGCGGTTGATCCAGTTAACTGACCAGTAAAAATTCCAATAACATATGGTGCTGTAATAGACCCCGAAATTATTCCATTAACTAGACTTCCAGAAATGTTTGTAGTTCCTTCTTGAACTATATTATCAATAGAACCTGAAAAATAAGATGCTGTTAAAATTATATCACTGCCCGATATTGTTCCAACTCCGTTTGCCACAGTCCCACCAAAAGAACCAGTAAATGTTCCTGTAAAAGATGGTATGGACTGACGATCTAAATATAAATTTGTATAGACATAACTTTTAGTAGAACTTAATGTTCTTACTAATGTATTGGCGGTTCCAATTTGAAGAATTTCATCAACCCCAAAATTCTTATCATCCAATGTTGGACGATTTGTTATATAGGTGTCTTTAGATGGATATATAAAGTGGTGCATATTAATTTTTGTTATATTTTTTAATTTGATAACCCGACACTATGCCGTCATCATTTACTTTTGTAACTATTACCCATCCCATAGACCGCAAAAATGGATTAAATATATTCTTGAACCAAATTCTGTGATTAATCATATTTCCTTCCGAATCACGAATAACGTGACCCCTTAACCAATCACGAAGGGGTTCTTTCTCTTTTTTTTCTAAAGGAATAGTATTCATCTTAATCTTTTTTAGGCATTCTAGTCATTATATTAACATCTTTTTCTTTTTCAAACCCATATTTTGAATACCATTTTTGCAATTGGGTTTGTGATAATTTTTTATCGCCTTTTTTAATAAAGTCTTTCATAGGAACTGGTTCCAATTTTAATGTTAATCCAGATTCATTTGCTGCTAATAAAATCTTCTTTAAAATTTCTCTTGCCTTTCCTTGTCCTCTATGATTTGGATCTGTTACAATTGCTTGAATAACATATCCATTTAACATTGGATGACTACCTATAAAAACTCTACCATCGTGCCCAAATATATTAGATCTATCTAATGCAACTTTAACTATATTATCTTTATCAGTTATTGTTGGATATATTGATCCATTCCATTTAAACGCACTTTCTTGTTCTGGAGAAATATAATTAAGATCATAATTAGAAAGTAATGATATGAATTTTTCAATTACATCATCACTACCTTCTTTTATTAATGATATTAATTTAATCACAAAACGTTTCCACGTATATCACCATCTGGAAATTTTACTTCAAAAATTGAAGGATCTATTGATGGATATATGATGCCATTTTTTGTTGCTGACGCAATGTCGTATTGAATTGATGAATAATCACCATCCAAAGTTGTTTTATTATAAATATCTATGTTTACAACTGATTGCACCCCATCTACTTTTGCAATTTCCAAATTTAATTGACTTATATTTATTGGTTGAGAAAAATTCCAATTATCTATATTAAAAAAGTTTTGAACAGATTGAATACAATTTAACAATACTTCTTTTTTATTAAATCCTTTATATACAATAATTGAAAAATTCACTCCAATATTAATAATATATCCATCTATAATATTAACTCCATCTGTAATCATACGAGTTTTTTTAAGATGGGTAATTAAGTTAGTTATTAAAGCTTGGTTTGGTTGAACTAATTTTTTCTTAGCATCATATGATAAAACATATACATTTATTGAAAATGGGTTTGTTGCATCATATGCAATATTTCTAAAATGATTATTAACATTATTATTTATTACTGTTCCAACATTGTTTTGATCAATTACACCTACCAAAACTTTATTTATTCCAATGTTTAAATTAGAATCTGAAATTACTTGTGCTTTAGCGACGGATCCATATTGTGAAGGTAATGAATATATTCTAACTAAATAATCATTTTGAGTTACTGTTCTATTTTGTGCAGCAAAATTAGCCACTGCATTCATTTTAATTTCATCATCAGTTTCGGAATCTTTACCTCCAACACATGGGGACGAATTGTTAACCGCTAATGAATTTTTTACTACATTTAATAAATCTATTTGTTCAGGTAATAGACCTTCCGATGGATTATCGAAATCTACAGATACGATAGTTCTAATTTCATTTGATTGACAGTTTGATATTAATCCTCCACCTGCTAAATATCTTATAGTAAGAGTTGTGTTTTGAGGTGCAATACCATAATTTTCATTCTTTAAAAAATTTGAAGGATCTAACGGAATATTAACTTTGGAAGCATTTGATAATCCAATACCTATTAAATTGGAATCAAATGTTACAATTTCATCATCAATCCCATTTGTGCCTGCTCCAAATTGGATAGAAGTAAAATTAACTTCATCTACCGTAGTAATAAATCTTCTAGAAGTTTTTAAAAACTGCATAATATATGGCACCGAGTCTTTATATTGTGAAAGAGACCCCTCATAATTGACATTATTTGGTATAGCTATAGGAACAAGTTCTTGTGCCAAATAATCTGATTCATACCATTTATTATTATCGGAATCGACTATATCCAAAACCCCCAAAACATTTGGTTCATCTAAAGTAATTTTAAAAAATGAAGATGGATTTCCAACAGAAACAGTTTTTATAAGTATTTGTCCTGCGCTAATTATTCCTTGTTTTGTTAATAAAAAGAATGTTGGTGTACCATCGGGATTTCTTGCATAAACCGTTTCGGTTCTTGGAGAAAATGATGAATTAATTGAGAAATCAACTGTAGAATTTAAGATATAATATGATCCAGCGTTATTAGCAAATTGACTATTTTCTTTAATAGTAAGCATGTAACTAGGATCTGGGATATAATTTCCAACTCCATCTGCAATCGCAGGACATAATTGCATTATATCTATATTTCCTGTAGATGCTTTAGATGGTTTAACTTTATATCCAAGATACATTGCTAAATTGACAATGTTTTTTCTTTCCGATGCAGTATTCATTATACCTTCTTTAAAGGCATAATCAGTATAATAACTTAATACATCTCCCACATATGCAGTTTGTTCCATAAACATCATACCAGGAGAAGCGGGGGAAAAGTCGGTATATGTATTTGGATAATACGTTTTGGCAAAGCTTATTAAAGCATCACGAAATTGTGAAAAATCCCTATTCAAATACCGAATATCTTTGCTATTCGGCATAAATGTTTTTTTAATATTACTTGCCATATTTAAATTTTATTGATATCTAATGTGATACCTACAACATCTTTTTTATTTATTGATTCTACAACAAATGTAGTCACAATATATAATTTATAAATATCTTTTAGATATATACTTTGATCATTTTGAAAATATTTAACATCAACAGAAGTAACCGATACGCCAGGTATCCATCTGGAAATATCTTCTTTTATTATTTTTCCGACTTTATCTGGAATAAATGAGTCATTTGGTTCAAATACAATATTCCATAATCTACAACCAAACGTTGGATTCATTCTACGTTCTCCTGGTTTAGTTCGTATTAAATTTATAATGTTCATTCTATAAGCCGTCAAACTATCAAACGATTGGTCAAAATACCCAACATTTCCACTTTGTAATGGAAACATTAAACCAATTGGTGTATTTTTTATAATGGCCACTTAAACTTTACCCTTCTTTTTATCAATTAATTTCATCATTTGTGAATAATTTCTAGTTAATGCTCCTGCAACCGATGCTGGTGCGTATGCTTTCATATCCAACACCGATACTCCAGTTGGTAAAGATTCTAATGGAGCATGGTTACTTATTTGTCCATCAACCATTTGTGGTGGAGGAGTTGCCTGCATTGGGGAATGTCCCATTACATTTCCTGGCATAGTAGGAATATTTCTCATGAATGTTGGTTCTTCACTCATTGGCATTGTTGCCTCAGATGGATTAAACCCAGGTATCATTGTTAAAGATGGTGAGTATCCACCTTGAAATGCTGCGGCACCTACCAATCGTTCTCTATCTCTTAAATCAGATGTAGTTTCGTTTAGTATCTGATTAAAAATTGGATTTTTTGTGAATTGTCTTGGTGGTTGCTGAACTTTTTGTTGTTGATATTGTGGTTCATTTTTCATTACAGATGTTCCAGCAAAAAGTTCTTTTAAAGATGCTTTAAAATCAATATGTTCTGATGGTTCTTGAGATAATTCCTCCGTTGTTTGTTCTTGAGGAATTTCTACCTGTTTACGTTGTTCAGTTATAACGGGTTTCCCCATCATATTCTGAAATGTTTCCGATATAATAGCAGGAAGTTGTTTTCGAACTTCTCGTGCGACTAAATGTTCAATTATCTGTGTGAGTTGTGTAAGTTCTGACTTTTTCATATATATAAATATCCTTAAGAAGATCTATAATTCATTCCTTTCCATCCTCCTGGTAATCCTTCTCCATTTGCTATATTTATTTTTAATGGATTGGAACCATCAGTAATGGAACCCCCGTTTTGTCCTGGTGCAAATCCTCCACCAGTAATAAAGACTCTTTTACTTAATAATGTATGTAATTTATCTCTTAATACTATTAATTGTTGTATTTGAACTGGAATTTGAGTTTGTGATGGTGATTCTACCCCCGCATCTTCGTGTGAATGCTTATACCAATGTGTATGATCTATTAACCAATTACAAAGTTCATACATCCAGTTAATGGTTGTTTGTCCAAGTAATGCTGGTTCGTTAGTCATATCATACTCACCAAGATAAATAGCTGGAGAATTGATAACTGTTTTAGTGTTTGTAGTTAAAACAATTTGCTGATGAGCATCAATTGTTAATTCATTATCTGTTACAATTCCATATCTTTTTTTAGAATAATGTAAAGTTTCTCCATATCTAGAAGATAATATCAATCTATCTGTGTTAATAACAATCTGGTCACCATTAAATATTGGAGTTTTAAAAGAAGTTGTTCCTTGAAATTTTGAAGTTTCTTCTCCATCTCCAAAAATTTTCTTATAACATGTTGTAACATATCCACTTATAGTCTGTCCAGATGTAATATGTATTGATGACCCATCATGATTAATATTTTCTTCTAAATATCCACCCACGTTTTTTTCTTGTTTTGTCCCATTAATTGGTGGAAGTTTAGAATGTGGATATAGTTTTTTACCTTCTTTTACAAGGGGTCTTTGTCTGTTTCTTATTAATATCATGGGGTTACCCCCATCTTTATAGTCTGGATATTTACCTACATCGTTGGATCTATTGTTATCATACGCAGTAAAATGAATTGTCTGACCATGTCTGCTTTCTAATAAAAAATCTCCTTCAAATCGTTTTATCGTTCTAATTTTGTTATTGGCAACAAAATATTTTCCAGCGAATCCGTGAAATCCATCATTCCCTTTATAATTCGTTAATGATTCTGTTTTACCAGTCATCGGTTCTTTAGAAAACAATATATTATTTACTTTACCAGATGTGGCATTTTCTATACTAAAATCTAAATTGTTGTTTGTCCAATTATGGTAATTTAATTTTCTGGTATAGTATAGTTTATTATTTTGAACTATTAAAACTACGGTTTCGTTAATTAATGGATATTCAGATATGTTGGATTCTAATGGATATGCCCAAAGTAATTGATCTTTGTTTGTTATTTTTTCAGAAATTATTGGTCTTATTAATGCTCTTCCAATCCAAGTGTAATCAAATTCTTTGTTTGTTGGTGGTTTATTTTCCAAATCCGATGGCCATCTATCTGGATCAATTTTAGAATGAACATTCTCGGTTCCATTAAAAATTGGATGTGTATCATCAATAACGACATCCAACACAACGCCTTGTTCTAATTCATAAAACTCTCCAGAATTTCCATTTGCACCAGAAGTATTATTAGTTGATAACCCAAAACTATCAAGAGTTCTCGTATTCTTACTTATACTTTTCCAGTATGACATATATTATATAGATCCCGTTGGTGATTGAGTAATACTTATTGGAATTTTAACTTCTTTATTGATATCTTTTAAGTCGTTAATTTCTCTAAGTCTTGCTTGCATAAGTTGTTCTTTTTCATCTTCAGTTAATACCCCATCTTCTCCTCCAGTCGTTTCTAACTGTGTAGATTGTAACCGTTGAACTACTGCTCCAAGCTTAATCATTTGTTCATCGTTTTTAATACCAATCTCTATAAGTTCTTTAATTCTAGGCATAAATACTTGAACATCGTTGGCAGATTTAATATATGTGCGAATATCAGATACCAACGTATCTAATTGATCTTTTTTTGACGTAGATCTTTGAACTATCTCTTTACATAGATCTTTAAACGTTGTTCCATCAAATATTTCAAAATTAAAATTAGCCATATGCAAATAAATAGAGAATATCACCCGTTTTAAGTGATATTCTTATTATATTTAACGGAATTTTATACCAAATTGTAACGATCAGTATTTATACATCCATCATCTGAGTAAGATTTTTGAATATTAATATGATATTGTTTCATTTTATGAATAACTTTGGTAATTTGTTGTGTTTTACACGAAGCAATTTCTCTAATATAAAGATATAGAGCTTTTTTATTGAATGCATCTATTCTATCCGAATTTCTAAATAATTCCACAACTGCATTGGCAATATTTAAATCTCGTTGTTTAGTAAATATTTTATTTACATTTTTTTCCCAGAATTCAATTATGAGGTGAATAAAGTCTGCCATTTCTTGTTGAGCATAATACTTATCATCTTGTTGAAGTTGAATTGTATTTTCTTCTCGCTCATCACTAATCTCCATGTTCTGATTAAATTCTTTATAGTTGTTATTGTTAAGAAGAATTAAATAGTGTTTTGCAATAATTGAAAAATAAGCGAATGCTTTTGTTTTCTTGGTAGGATCAACTTTACTTTGACGGTTCGGGTCAAATTTGTTCATATTTGCTACGAGGTGACTTAGACATTCTTTTTGAACATCCATTGGTCCAGTTTTAAAATAACTAAATTTAAATGTATTAAATACGTTTTCTACTAATTTTGAAAATGCAAAAAATATTCTTTCCCGAAATATTTTTTCTCTTATTTCTACATCAGTTTCGTTATTGTACAAAACAATTGCATCCTCAGTATCTTGAGTAAAATACATTCGAGTAACGTTTTTCGTTCTTCGTTTACGAGGTAATTTGGCTGGGGATGAAATAGATACAACAGGAACATCTATGGTTGTAACTATATTTTTTTTATTTTTCTTCTTTAAATTACTTAATTTTACTTTTTTTTTATTTATTTGTAAATTTTTAAGTAGAACTTTTTTTTGTTTTCTCATTGAATCCTTTGGTTCAATTTCTCCACAAGTTCTATTAAATCTTTAAATACTTGTCCCACTTGATCATCTGATTCAAACGTTCCTTTATCATTCATACTTGTCGCAAAAGTTCCTACTTTATCTATATCATGCATTTTTTCTAACGTAGTTAAAACGTGTTCTTTAATTTCTAATATCCATGACTCGTAAGTGGTTGTTTTATAAAGGAGTCTTCTAATCAAGATAATAGTGAAAGCATTAAATATTAAAGAAATAATTAAACCAGTTATTAAAAGAAATGTAAACATATTTTTTTTTAATTTTCTTCAGATGCATCTTTATTATCTAAAAACTCTTTTAGAGCTTCACGAGCATCCTCAATTTTATCCCATTCTTTTTCTAAGACTGCGTCATTAAGTAATTCTAGAATATATTTTATATCGCTTTGGTCCATAAGTATTTGGCATTTTTATTTATTTAAATCGCATATACATAGAGAATAAATAATAGAAAATATAAACATTTTTTACTTATTATTAACATATTATATTATTTTTATTACTATGTCAACTTATTATATTAAAATTTTAATAACAAAAAACCCCGCCGAAGCGGGGTCATACTAATTTCAATAACTATTCTAATTAATAATATCCAATTATTCTAATCTTTGCATTAGCATTCATAGTCGGATATTGCAATTTTGATTTAAACATGTACTGGAATGTTTTATGTGGTGCAGGAGTATCTGTAGTAATAATTGGAAAACATCCTTGTCCACTAAACGTATTATTTTCTACATATGTAGTTGTTCCAGACACGTCACTCCAACTTACTAAAGTATATTCTGCCACACCCAAATCTGAACTTTTTCTTATTTTAAAAGATCCAAATTGTGTGAATCCTATACCTAAACTAGCATCCATTATAATAAATGTGGCTGATAATGGAATTAATAATGGAATATCATATGTAACATAAACATTTGGATTTGGAATATTTGTTAATTCATTAGTTAATTCATTAGTTATCATACTTATAGAATAAACTTCTATTGGAGTATCTAAATATGTAGGTCCATTAGATGTTACTACTGGCACCGCATAAGGTTTTGGTATCCATAGATTTAATCCTCCATCATATGTCAATACTTGTTGATCAGTTGGTCCAGTATTAGATATACCAATTCCTCTTAATCCTTGAACATATGTAGAAGACACATTGCCCGTAACATCTCCATTTAATGTTGTTGTACTATTGGCAAAATTAACTGCATTTGAATATTTAATTATATAAATTACAGCAACATTTCTTGGATTTGAATCTCCTGATATTGATGTGATTGGTCCTGTAGTTATAATTGGGAATGGAAAATCAGAAGTAAGTGTTTGTGTTCCATCCTGAGATTGTCCAGCAACTTGTCTTAATGGAACTTTTGTGGGTGTTGTAAATGGAGAATTATTAGTTATAAAAAATCCATCATCATTTGATATTGCTCCAAATGTACCTACTCCATGATAATGACCTCCCGCCAAACTTGATTGGGCACTTGCAACAGTTCTATTTACATCTACTCCTCTTCCATGATCCCATCCACGAAGAAATTCCCCACGTAAATCTGGTAATTTAAAATAAGTACCTGCGGCATCTCTTACTCCATTAGAAAGACATTTATATCCATATATTGAGTTTGGATCTGTATTTTTAATTGCATTATATAAATCAGGAAATGATGCTATTAATAACCAA